TAGTAATAGCAGCCTCAGTATCAAAATATAAACAATATCCATCTGGATTACTATCAAGAAAATTCTTTACTACAGCAAGAGAGAAAAAAGTTTTTCCTGTAGAAGATTCTCCAGCAATAGCAGTAATTTTATTTCCAGACACACCACCAAATATACTACCTGAAACTAATGCATTAAAAACATAAGATCCAGTATCAACATAACTTTCAGTTTCATCTATTTCTGATGCAAGTTGTGTATAATCCCCACCTATTTCCTTTACAACATCCTTTAAAAAATCCATTATGAGAAGAAATCCTCCAAACTAACTTTTTTTTCTGTTTTCCATCCAATAGCATCAAGAATTGACTTTAAAGGTTCTAAAAAACTTTTTTCAAATTGTAAATCATAATCAATATATCTGTCAATTCCAAGTTCTTTTGGAAAATCCTGAATGAATGAAATTACATTTTCATAAATTGGATTGGGTTTTTTCAAATAGCAATATTTAATTTTCTCACCATTATTAATTAAAGAGTATTTGTTTGTTAATTTTTTTTCTTTAATGTAATGATTAAACAAAAGTGCCCCTCTAGCGTGAATAGGAGTTCCTTTATTATAAATCGTAGAAGAAGACTTATGCTTATTTACATCAGAAACTGTTCTTGGAAAAGCAATTTCTTCTGGAGATAATTTATAAAAATCGCTGCGAGATTTTTCAATATAATTGATAATATCTTCTTCATTCCCATTCATCATCAACTCTAGAGCATTTTGAATCATTTTACGACAAGGTGCTGGAGTTGATGATTTAACTGCTTCAATTCCCATCATTTTTAGTTTGGGTTTTTCATAACGAACTCCTTCACTATCCCAAACATTTAGAATATATCGCTTTTTAGCAGTCCAAATTCCACCATCAGCAATATTTTCCCTCTTCATTTGCATTTTCTGCTCATAAGCATTTACATACTCTGCGAGTTCATCATAACTAGATTCAATAAAAGGTTCAAATTGCTCTTTGCAAATTTTATCTAAAATTTCTACAATATCGTTTATATCTTTAGTCTTATCATTAAAGAACTTATAGACAAGAGGTCCAAGATTTAAATAGATAGAATCAGTATCAGAAGCAATAACATAATCATTATTTTCTGTCTTGAGAATCTTATTTAAATATTGATTCATTTTGTTCTCAATCCAGCGAATTGCAACTTGACCACTTAAGGTAATTGCTTCTGCATTTGATAATTTATAGTACCTGAAGTATGCGTTTCCTATTGCTCCGTACAAACTATTCAGTTGCACCTTCCTTGCCATTTGATTATTTGTATATTTTGAAATACTTTTAATACAATTTTGACGAAGTTTTTTCAACTCATCTGTAGAAATTTTTGAATAATCAATTTCCATAGTATTTCTCCAAAGGAATATTTCTCCACATTAATGTACGAGTAACATTTGAATTTCTCGCACCATCTTTCCTATAAAGATTTTGTTTAGAAATCCATAAATCAAATTCTTCTTCACTCATAGAAATAAATTTAACTCTTGTTTTTTTTCTAGTTTCTGATATTTTTTTTATTGTTTCCGGAGAGCGCGGAAAAGATTTTCTATTTTTTGGATAATCTACTTTCATTCCAGTTTTCTTTTTCCTCATCTTTTCTATACCTTCTTTTATAACATCTTCACTTGCTCCAAAATATTTTTTCCCTTTCATATCATCTCTAGACTTTCCAGTTCTTATAATAGATAAACAATTTCTAACTATCTCATACTTCCTAGAAGTATAATTCCTATCTTGCAAATTATTAGTAACACACATCATAGCAAAAGCAGAACCCATACTAAATGTTTTATTATTTCTTAGTCCATATCTTTTCATACAAATTTTATAAAGTAACCAATGCGCTAAAAAATGTTCTCTTGGAGTCAATCCAACTATTCTACCATTTTTTCCATAGATTGATATTGGAAAAATATGATGCTCTTCAATATAAAAATCAATATTTTTCCTTTTCCAATTTCTTTTTTCAGCAGATCTAATTAATTTACAATAACATTTTAAATAATTCATTTGACTTAAACACTTTTTATTATTTATATTAAAGAGTATTTAAATCAATTTTCCTATTCTTCAATTCACTTTCAATTTCCTCCAATCTAGATTTTTCCTTTAACATTTCCCTTTTAAAATATTGTCTATCATTAAAAAGTTTTTCCACAAGTTCTGGAAATATTCCCTTTTTATTTGTATCATACATACAACCATTTGCACATACACATTTTCCCTCAACATTTTCAATAACAACACCTTTATTCAATAATTTATCAACAGTTACTCCTGGATATTTTCCATCAAGGAGAGTTTCTGGAGAAATATTATATTGCATAATGAGGGAAGGATATAGAGATGTCAAATCTAAAGATAAAATCCAATCATACTTCCCTGGAATAGGTTCCTTAACATAAGCACCTGCATATTTTTCACTTTTTTCACTTCTATCCTTTTGAGGGATTACAATATTTCTTTTCTTTAGATAATTGTAGATAATTGTATCCCACATACGAACCTGATAGAATACATCAGCATAATTTACCTTTGCATCATAAGCCATAGTCAAGGCAAGTTCAATCAGTTTCATCTTGTCTTCTAATCGGTCAACAAGTTCCACGTCAATGATGTTATAATCAATAAATTTTTCCCAATTTTTTGTATAAAAATCTTTAAAGGTTTCAAATTCAGAGTGGTCTAGTTTCTTTTGTCCCAATTCTACTTCAGCAATGTAATCAAGACGATAAGATTCTTGAGCCTTATATGTAAATTTTCTATAAAGTTCAAGATAATCTAATTGAGTAAGTCCACCAATATCATAAACTACATTTTTTCTTCCAGAAATTATCAGTTCACTTTTAGTAACAAGACCCCAAGGAGAAAAAGTTTTCATTTCTTTTTCACCAAGAACTTTTTCCAACCTACCACAAATATACGGAATATCATACAATTGGATGTTCCACCCAGTAACGATTTCTGGAGGATAATTTACCCAAAAACTCAAGAAAGAAGATAAAAGTTCATATTCAGTTGAACAATGAATATATTTTACATTTTTCTTTTTACTAGTGTATGGTTTTCTTCCCCAAGTTAAAATATTTTTAGTAGAGTAATTTTGAATACTAATAGATAATATTTCTTCAGAGCAAGATTCTGTATCTGGAAATCCATTCTCAGAAGCAACCTCAATATCAAGTGTTACGAGATTGATTTTTTTAATATCAAATTTTATTTCATCTTCTGGATACTTATCAGAAATATATTGATAAATGTATCTCTCATTACCATATATTTCAAAATTTTCAACACCTTGATACTTTTCATAAAATTCTCTACAATCTCTTACAGTACCAGGTTGAATTGGTTCTACGTTTTCACCATCAAGTGTTTTATATTTTGAAGGTTTTTTACTTTTAACGAATAATGTTGGTTTATACTTTTCTCTAAATAAAACACTTTGACCATCCTCATATCCACGTACAAGAAATTCATTACCAACCATCTGAATGTTCGTATAAAATCTCATTTTTTAGTCAAGTCCTCATATTTTTGAAGAAGGGTTTCATTTGGTTCTACAATAGTCAATATTTTATCGGAAGAGATCATCATAGTATTTTGATTTGTATAATCAAATATCCACGGACTAAATGTTTTTCCATTTGTTATAGAATCTGTATTAATTACAAATGGTTCTGTAAGTTTACAATCGGGTTCTCCAATATCAACTCCAACTTCTTCTATTTTTGAAATTAAAACCAAATTATTAGTTAGAATCAGAATTTTTATCATTTTCTTTCTTATCTACAACATCATTTTCATACATTTGAAGCAATCTTTCAATCGGATTTACCATAGTTACAACCCACTCTAAAGGGACTGGAACTATATCATCTTGAGTTAAAGGAATCCAAGAACTAAGTCCAATTTGATATCCATTTTTACCATCAGACTCTGGAGAAAAACTACGTAGTTTTACGGAGCAAGGTTTTTTAAATAAGTATCCAATAAGTTTTTGCTCTTCTGTGTACATTTCATTTACATCAGCGATTATATCCTCACCAGATTTCAATAATACTAACTTTACAGTCAAATCAAAATTCCTCCTCACAATAATAATTATTATAGCAATAAAAAAGGGAGGCGTCAATGATTTTTGCCATTGACCTCCCTTGGCGACGATATTTGGGATTGCCCAAAATTATTTAGAACCAATTTTTTCTTTTATGGTGCTCTGGGATAATTTTTCCAAGAACAATAGTTAAAAGACCATCTTCAAAATCAACTGATCTAACTTCAGTATCATCAGATAATGTCCAATTTCTTGTAAAGGATCTATGAGCTAAACCTT